ATACTGGTAAGGCAGGATCGTAAGGAACTCTTGTAAGCTGTTTATCATCATCTAATTTTGCTATAACATCTCCATATACTGATCCTTCAATGTTTGCTATCCAATCACACTCAAACTCTTGCATGTACTTTTTCTCACCCATGACTTGTTTTGCTTTATCTAATTCATCTTGATCTACAATTTTAGTATCACTAGCTTTAGCTTTGTAATTAAACCAATCTTCCGCACTTTGTGCGTGTTGGTACAACTCATAAAAGTTATTGTTCATTCCCATTGGTGTACCTATAAATACACAATAGCCTTTACGATCTGACAATGCTGGTCTAATTATTTCTGGAAACAACTTGCTATTTACATTTGCGTACTCATCAATTACGCAGCCATCTAAATATATACCTCTTAATCCATCTGGGGATTCTGAGCCTAGCAAGGTGATACGAGAGCCATTAGGTAGGTCTACACGTAGTTCTGTTTCGTTAAATTTAGTGTGGGGTATCTTGGCGGTAAACTGTTTCATGTAATCCCATGCGATAGACTTTGCTTGTTTAAAGGTGGGTGCAATGTAGGCAAACCTAGGGTTGTTAAGTTTAGACAGTAGTGCTGACCTAATTAGGTGGTTGATCATGCAAACTGTTTTGCCAAACCTTCTATGACATACAAGTACATTCCATCTGTGTTTATCTATCTTTCTATGTAAGTGAGCTTGATGCTTTCTTGGTGTGTAAGGTATTTTAATATCCATATCTAGTGTATCATGTCAGATTTTGTACCTGATATAGGTTGATAATCAAAACCCATATTGAGCATAGCATAACTAATAAATAATTCAGCGGCTAGTTTATTGGGAAAGCCATAGAACTTAATTATGACATTGTTTGTGTCATCTTCTATGTAAGCAACTGAATCTAAATCGTCTGCACTAAAGTAATCCATATACTACATGTAGTGGATTTTAAAAAAAATAAAACAGAAAAGATGTCTGTGTATAAAGGGGTGGATGGCTGTAAGGGTGTCCTCTGGTCCGGTATAATATATGTATACAATCGGCGGGTGCGTCTGGGGGTGTACCCCGGGGTCTAATTTTAAAAAAAGAGGGTCTTACTCTATAATATATACATTATAGATTAGTGATAAATAAAAGTTACCGGTAACTATAATAAATTTATTAAATTGGTACTGTATATATAAGTCAACAATACTGTCGTTTGTTTTGACGTGAGAAAAAAATGGACCTCTCATTGTGTATGGATACCAAATTATTAAAGGACCAAATATACATTAGAACCATTATAAACTGTAAATATACAACACCTGTTGCAATAATATCACACACAATAAATAATAAATATTTTTTTATATTGCCATAATTTTAACATAATTGATATATATCTTTTGTATATGTTTAAAACAAATCAACCAAAGGAAAACAAAATGAATAATGAAACAATAAAAGAATATCACATTAAAACATTTGGTTTTAAAAATAATTATACTTGTATTATGTATAAAGTTTTAAATGATCAATTTATTGAAGTAAAAAAAGATCATTTTAAAACATCTACACTTAATCAAGCATTTCAAAAATTTAAAATTAAATATAATTTAAAACAAAAAATAAACAACTAACCAAAGGAAACTATGACAAAATACTTCGCAGAATTTGAGACAGAAACAAAAGTAATAAATGTAAAGAGACTAAAAAATTCTTTACAGGGAAACCCAAAATATGAATTTAATTTTAATGATGTTGGACTATTAACAACACCTGCCAACGCAGGTTGGGTTTATAGTTTTTCAACTGATACTTTTTTAGATAAAAATGTGTCAATTAAATATCATATTACAAGAACAGGCAGATATATATTAGATGAAATCAAGGAAATTAATGCCTAATTATAGCCATATTTATTTATTAACTTTAATTAACTGAAAGGAAACACAATGACAAACGTAGAAGTAAGATCAATCATAGCAAGGGTTGAAGATAAAACAACAGCTGATTTTAATATGCTGTTAGAAGATGAAACATTTAAGAATATGTTTCATTTACTTGTAAAAGGTAAAAATGCTAATCTTAAAAGTATAAGCCAAAGATTAAGCGATTACGCAAATGAAAACTTAATATAGTAAAAATAGAAAGGAACACAATGAAAGTAGAAAACATAACAAGCAGCAATGGAAACAAAATAGCAAATCAATTTGTTATTATTGACAATGAAAATAATAAATATTTTCAATCTTATAATTCAATGATTGCTTTAATTGTTAATGATCATTATGAAGAAGGTAAAAAAATATATCTTGATCAAAAATATTGGAACTATAGCAACACTACCGGCAAATATAGAAATATATTTTTAGGTGAAACTATAAAAGACACCAAAGCCAAAATAAAATCTGGTGAATATATCTTAACAGACTTAAACAAATAGAAAGGAACTTATGAAATATAAAATATATAATGATGATGGAATTTTAGTAGCTGTAAATATAAAGCAAATATTAGAACTACTAGAATTAAATGATTATAAAGTAATAACAAATGATGAAGAAAGCACAGAAAACGAGGAATAAATGATAAAATGTAAAATGTGCGAGGGTAAAGGATATTATAATTTGTCAGCAACTTATGACGATATACATTCAAGGGTTCAATGTGATTGTTGTATGGGTGATGGAATTGAAATAAAAGATGATAAAGAAAAAAAAGAAAGCGAGGAACAATAAATATGAGTGATGATAGTAGTAAAATAACTAAAATAATCAATGGTTTCAACGATTATTTGGCAAAAATAAATAAAGAAATAGACATGGATGACCACAGTTTAGCCATACATTATGATTATGATATTGTACCTTTGCCAGATGATATAATTGACAAAGCAAATGAAAGGAAAAAATAAAATGAGCAATAAAACTACTTACAAAATAACAATACATAACCCAGATAAAGTTGATATGAATGATGATATTTTAGATGATCAATCAAGAATGTGGGAAATATACAAAGACTTTGAATGTAGGTCTGATGCAAAAAAATGGTTATCAGATTACATTGAAGTTATAGAAATGCTTAACTAATAAACAGAAAGGGAAAAATAAAATGAGTAGATACAAAAATATTGGAAGTTATTATTGGCAATTATTAAGAAAAGGAAAAATGTTTGATAGAGGTAAATTGCCAAAAAGATTTTATACTAGGTTTTTTAAAACAAAAAATCTTGCTTTAAGATTTGCAGCAAAAAATAAACATAAATGGATACAAGGAACATTACTACATAATAAAAGTTTATTAGAAATAAAAGCTATAGCTACTATTGACACAACTGGTAGATATAAAACAGAATATTTATGGGAATAATAAATAAACAACTACAGCTAAAGAATACTTCTTGCTTCGACAGAAGTAAGCAACAAAATTTAGAAGAACTTATGAGATTAACACTCATAAATATTTTAAATGCAAAGGGTGTAATATACACCTATTATAAACAACAAGAAAGGGAACTATGTACATTGACAAATACGAGATTGTTTCATGGAGTAGAAAATGGAACAATGGAAAACAAAATAAGAAAGCTGAAATAACTAAAAGCTGTTATAACGAAGATCATGGAATGAGTGGTAAAAAGTTTTTACAATTAATTTCTGATTTAGATGACGCATGGCATGAACACGAAGGCAAAGATTGTGTTGTTCATGTTAGCTTTGAAGATCCAAAAGAAAGGGAATAATGAAAACTAAAGTATTAAAACTAGATAAACCTAAAAGAGAATGGGTAGAAACTTATCAGGAGCTGAATATATTAGCTACGATAACTGGTCATATTGATTTATGGCACAATCATTATCCATTTAAAAAATGGTTGACACTTAAATATTTTCCAGAAGTTGATATGGATAAGGATGAGTTTCCAGATAATATTTTTAGTGAGGATGATTTTTGTGATGAAGAATTGATCCAAGAATGGATTGACGAAACTAAACAAGATTTTAAATTAGTTTCTATGCCAGATCAAAAAGGTTTTTATTTTTGTGAAGATGAATATAAAAATTGTGTTGAATTAAATGAGTACGATAGAGATACAGGAGAGTTTTGGTCTGTCAATCAAGGTAAATGGATAAGTACAGATTAATCTTTATTATCAGAGGGTATATCAACTATATCCTCTGATACATCAATCATATCCGATTGATTATCTTCCCATGAAATTTTAATTGATTGATCTGTCTTAACATTTTGAACCTTGTTATCGGAATATAGGTCTGTCAGCTTGTTGGCAAGGAAGGTAATAAATTTAGTTTTTTCTCTGATCCATAGTATCTGATTAGGGTTTTCTATTTCTTGATATTGAAAGACTTGCAACAGTTTATCAATTAAAGTTTGGACACCATTTTTTCTAGCTTCTGTTATCCTTTCATTCATCTCTGGATTTTTTTTTAAGAAATGATAAAATTTCATCAAGCTGAACTGATACTGTTTTTCCTCTAGTATTTCGGTAAGAGTTAAACCTCTCGTTAGTTTTTCGCAAATTGTATCGGCTTGGCTCGTTGTTATCAATTCTGATTTTGACTTTGTTGTAATAGTATT